CATGTTAATATCGAGGGATCCGCTCAATCTAACGGAGGAGATTGGGATGACGGTGAGACATTACACCTCCGCGACGCCATGGTGCAGGCGTCGGTGGACACGTTCCTTAGTGTTTACCAGAAACACCCCTCACTGGGATTCTTTCCAGACGAGAGTTCGTTGGACTACATGTTGAGCGAATCGATCTGTCTTCGGACAGGCTATCGAATCGATCGTGCATGTGGTCTCTTCCGCACTCTCGCCAGGATCCTTAGTAAGGCTTTTGATGGAGTTCTTCCCGATTGGAATCGGAAAGAGACGAGCGATCGTGCTCGTCGTGTCTGGGCTAGTCATTGGGCCCGGGCCGTTGCACTCGGCAACGACATCGGCAATGTCATCTTCTCGCTCCTTCGAACCCTTGGCTATCGTGAGACGGCTAAGTCGGTTCGTGATCGGGGATCGGTTTACACCTGGTGGTCATGTTTAGCTCTAATGGACTGCTGGGTACCAACGATGAAATTTCATAAAGACTTTCTTTTTGTGAAATTTGCTCCGTTAGTAATCAGGGAATACCCGGAAAGGGGACACTCTGTTATTGGCGTCGCTGGTAAACTCTGCTTCGGATCTGCTTGGAGGTTCTTGACGAAAGAACTTAGGGGCTGCACTTCTCAAAGGATGCAACCTCTTATCGTCTTGAATTCCATTCTCCAGGGTCTGAAAAAGGGTTTTAAACCCGTCTCCCACGATTTCATCATCCAGGCGGCCCATAAACACAAGGCCGCTTTGTCTAAGATGTGCTCGACCCCTCCCTCTGTTCTGGAGGAGGTCCGGCGAACCGTCAAGGAGTTCTTCCCCAAACCTGTTTCCCTACTCGACATACCGCTCTCTTCAACCTTCAACCTCAGCACACATGGCTGCGTGGAAAATACACGCGCAGCTAGGGGAATAAGTGGTGACTGGGCCTCTCGGGCATTTGGATCTTCTGATCTTCATGCCACCTGGGCTCTCGGTCACTACTCTTCTGGTCTCCTCACCGATCTGGTGGGGTATACCAATTCCCTCGTCCCTAAGGAAGTTAGAATCCCTTCGATTCTCCCTTCGGACGATTATTATGAACTGTGGCAAAGATCTAGAAGTGCGGGACCCGCATCCGCCTCCGTGAAGTTCGTCCTTGAGCCCCTTAAGGTTCGGACAATTTCATGTGGCTCTGCAGATCAGTATGCTCCCCTCCAACCTCTTCAGTCTCACATGTGGAGACAGATTCAAAGAGGACCCACGTTTTGGATGACCGGTGAACCGGCTAACCAGGATGTCCTGCAGCACGTCGTTTGCTCTCCACTACCAGATCAGGTGTGGACAAGCGGCGACTATAGTGCTGCCACGGATTCCTTAAACATGGATGCTACCCGCGTTGCTCTTGAGACTATCTTTTTTGGACAGACTCTCGACGTGGCGTGGAATGCATTGGGTCCCCATCTCATCTCCTACTATGGTGAGAAATGGTGCTGTTTCAACGAATTGAAGAATCGGAAGTCTGATCTCCCTACTCCCTTCTGGCAACGGAACGGTCAATTGATGGGTTCTCCCCTCAGTTTCCCTATTCTCTGCTTG